TTATACATCAGGATGTCTAGGGTTTTGAGGCCAATCATTAAACTCTGCAGCTTTTTTACCAGCGTCTGCCATTTCTACTGTAAACACTGTCATAGCTTCAAGACTTGCAACATTTGACTTACCATCAATAGCAGCTTCTAGTGCAACAGCCTTTGCTCTTAGGTCTGTACGCCACTTTGAAAAGTCTGCTGGCTTGGCAGTTCCATTGTCTTGCTCTCTGATAACAATCCAATCAGTTTGCTCAAGATAATTTGAAAGAGTAGAAGCTACATGAGATTTCATCGTCTCTTTAATTTTAGCTATATCTCTTTCTTTTTTTGTTCTAGTTACAACAACCTTATCTTCTTGAACATCGGGAGCAGATTCAGATGTAGAATAAAACATATTGTCTACTAAGCTACCTTCATATACATAAGGAACTATACCAATAGCTTTTCTTTCTGCATCTGTCCAAGCAGTTGTAAAAATAGATACCGGATATTGTACACTATTAATCGTTAAAGATTTAGGTGTAGAAAAAGTTTGTACTATTTTACCATCTTCAATTCTTGCCCACATAGTTTAAGTTCCTTTCTTAAAACAATCTATACTTTTAACAACAGAGCTTGGTCCGTAGTGTATTTTAGAAAAATCTTTTAATTCTTGTAAATTATTATATATATGACTATAACATTCTTCTATCTTAGAAAACTCTAATAGTTTAGAATTTTTATAGTTTACTTCTAATGCATCTAAGTTATTAGAAGGATTTAATAAAAACATAAAAATTACAATCTTATACATTCTTACCTACCATATATAGGTGGTAGTATTCCATTGCCACCTATATCTGCCATAGCCATATATAAAATAGTATTACCGTCACCATTAGGTGCGCTATCGCCACTCAGTGGGCGAAAGCCTTCAGCTAACAAATCAATATCATAATCACTTCCACTCGCTGGTCCTCTTGCAGCTTCTGCATCTTCGTCATTTGGAAAAAGAAACAGTTCAGCAGGGTTTGATGGTGATCTTGCTGTATCAGTTATTACCCAGTCTCTAGCAACTGGAGCATTTTTAAAAATAACAAATCTTGGACGAAATCCCAAGTGAACATACGGAGGAACAGTAGAACTACCATTGCCTATATAACTTCCTACTTTACATACACCCGGCACTGATCTAAAGGCGTACATTATAAACGGTTCTCCACTGGCATTTACTTCAGTACTTAGTCCTAATGTAATAATACTACTGGTTGGTGCTGTATCATTCCAAAGGGTAGTATCATCGTCCCAAACCGCAGCAGATTCTAATCTGCCAAAATCTGTTTGTGGGTCACTGGCAGAATATTCATGGTAGGTTATCCATCCTCGTTCCGCATGACTGCTTTCTTTTGTGAAGAAAAATTCTGGCGCTCCACTCATGCCATGTTTTATACTAGCTCCAGCATTTCCATCACCTGTATAACTAATAATTGAAAATGCATCACTTGCACTAATACGACCACTTGAATCAATAGTGCCTATGCTAGTTGAACTTGCATCGTTAGTCCATGCAGTACTTGCTTGCCAACACCATGCTACAAAGTTTTCAGTGTTATCGTTATATCCGTTGGCTCCACTACCCAGAGAAAATGATCCAGTGCCAAAAGCAGTAAGGCCATTAGTGTCTGTGCTTTCTGCCGCAGTTGAGTCACTTGACAATTCCTTTGTAGCCCCTCGTACAACGTCTACCAGCTTATGCTCATCATCTTGAGAACGATTTTTAAGCCACACCCAAGCTGGATCAATATCAGTTGAAATTGATCTTACAGAGCCGTTACCCGTATATGTTACAGGTTGAAAATAATCTACGCCTTGATTTTCTGGTCCTGTTAGGTTTGCAGAACAAGGTGCTAAAAACGTAGCTGGTACAGCATATTTAAAAAGCCCATGTCCATTTTCATCAACGTTTGTTCCAGCAGTTTCATTCCCAGAGAAAGTTGGATTATCACCAAAATTTATAACTCCAATATCACCCGACCTTTGCAAACCTATTACAAAGATATAATCTTGAACTGTTAGTTGGTCATCATGGTTATCAATATTTAGTGTAGTACTAGCTGTTGCAGAACCATTTCTCCATGTGCCGTCTACACCTATCCATACCTTTCCTGTTGAAGGTTCAAAAGCAAAGTTTTGTACCCCACCAGCTTGTGCTGTGGTAAATCCACTTACAGAAGAACTACCATTGTCATACAATGTACCTCGTTGAAAATATGCTGATTCACCTGCAGACCCGTAAAAACCATTAGCATTAACAGAAGCTTTCATATTAAACTGTGGAACAACAATTCCATTACCTAATCTGCCACCATTACCAGAGACAGAACCAGCTTCAACATAAAACTCCCAATAAATTTTAGGATCATCAGCTTGTATTACTTTATCAGAAACAAGTCCAAAAGCTCCTTGATTACTGCCGCTATATGTCATGCGGTTACTACCTTTTGACATAGAATAGTTTGCAGCAGTACTACCACTAGGTTTACCTAGTATTGAAATTTTTGGATAAACATTGCTAGGTGTATGTATTGTTTGATTAGCACTATTCATATTATTAACAGTAAGATCATTGTTATTACTGCTAATATCATTACCAAGATCAGAACTATTAGCAAAATCTAAACAAAAACTATTACCACCAGCAGATGTAGCTAATGCAGCAATTTCACTATTTTTCTTTGGAATAAATTGCGAACCATTTGTACCAAATGTAAATGTATCTAGAAAATCACTAACAGAAAAATCACCAGCTTGAATAGATTTACCTTCTAAATAACATGCTTGCGCCCAATAGGCTTTAGGCACATATGGAATAGAGGGATGATCTGTTTTTCCTAATCGTATATCTGCATTTCCTGTTCCACTTCCAAGACAGGATTGATTGTCAGGAGGGGCTGAATATGAACTAGTGTTAGTAATTTCTCCGCCATTCACAAACAATCTATGACGTTCAGTAGCATTTATAGATGTATTTGTATTATAACTTGCTAAAATATGATACCATCCAGCATCTCGAAATTTTGCTGCTGAAGTTTTTTCACCACCAGAACTACCGCCTGTTGCTACTGAAAATTGTAATTCATCGTCAGCGGCAAAAATAAAATGAACACCATCATTGTAGCTAGTGTGTCCAGTTGGAATAATATTAAAAATATCTCTTTCAGTGCCAAATTCTAATAATTGATACCATATTGAATAGATAAATTCTTTTCTACCATCAGATGAGATTGAAAAGTTATCTCGATTAAAAAAAGTAGATGAGCCATCTAACCAAACTGAATTACCAATTAGAGTTGTGTCAAATCCTGCATCAGCTTGACCTGCTACACCTAGAAGAAGATTGTTATTAAATACCATCTATGAATACGCCTTTGTTAGCACTGCATGAACATCTGTAGATGTATGCACTATGTAATCAATCCTATCAATTGCTGCTGCACCTGTAGAAAGCACAGGTGCTTCTCCACCTATAAAGTCCCAAGAAGTTCCGTAAGCAAGCGTTCTAGACCCTGTACCGTCTTGTACAACAAATATACTACCAACCTGTCCTGCAACACAATTAGTAGGATTATCAAGTGTTCTGTTACCTGCAAGTGTCACAGTAAAGTTTTGTCCTGCATTAAGATCAACTGATATATTAGTACCATCTGATAGTCCTTGAATATCAGCAACAGCAGCTTTCTCTATGTGTATATCTTTACCAAGAAGAGAGTTTGTTCCAACTGCGACCGCACTTACATAAAAATCAGTTCCACTTACAATGCCTGTTAATGTGCCTCCTGTTAAAGCTAATTTATTACCAATACTTGTAGCCATTGTAGCAGAAAGATTTGTAATAACAGTATTAACACTAGTTATAGCGTCAAGATTTGTTTTTGTTAAAGCTGATACTGCTACCGCTAGATTATTAACACTTGTAATTATTGTTCTGCTATTATTAACACTTGTAGCCATTGTAGCAGATAGATCAGTAATGACTGTATTAATACTTGTAATAGCTGCTGTTCTGTTATTAATACTTGTTGCCATTGTACCAGATAAGTTAGCAACTACAGTATTTATACTGGTTACAGCATCTAAATTTGTTTTTGTTAAAGCAGATACTGCTGCTATGACTGTATTAGCACTTGTTATTGCTGCAGCATTAACAGAAGCTAAAACCGAAACTGCAGCAATATTTGTATTACTGTTTCCAATACTAGTAGCTAAAGCTGCAGATACTGTAGCAAGCTCTGCACTTGTAGCGAAGTTGCCACCATCACCTATAATAGAATTAATACTTGTTATAGAATCTAGATTAGTTTTAGTAAGTGCAGAAACTGCAGCAACCTGAGTAACATTAGCAGCAGATACACCTGCCATTAAAAGTTCGTCAGCATCAATATTAGTGGCACTTAAAGTTCCAAAGACTGCAGAACCTGTAGCAACAAAAGCAGTACTAACAGAAACTGTTCCAAAGTTTTGATTAGCAGATACAGCTATAACACCACTAACAGGAATAGAACTAGATACAGTCCCACCTACTGTCATTTTAATTCCAGTGCCAGCATCAACCTGCTTCATTGTTCCACCTTCAGCAGAAGGAACATTTGTAAGTCCTGAACCATCACCTACAAAAAAGCCTGCACTAACAATGCTATTAAATGTTGCTACTGAAGCAGACACTTTAGCAACATTAATTGTTGTGTCAGCTAAACTTACTGCAATAGTTGGATTACCTGCAGTTCCATTCGCATTACCTATTGTTATTCCTGCACCAGCAGTAAGCGTTCTACCTAACGCACTACCGCTATTCATTGCTACAAGACCAGTAATACCTGTAAGATCAGTAATAGCATTTAGTGCAGATGCATCAGCAGTAAGGGCTGAACCGTTTAATTGAAGTGTACCATTAATATTAACAGTTGAATTACTTAATTCTAATGCTGAATTAGTAGCATCTCCATCTTGAACTGTTTGAAGACTAGCAGTTATTCCAGTATTACCAGAACCTATTTGTAATAGTTGTTTATAACTATTAGCTATCTGTTTACCTGTAAGTGTTGCCATTATACCATATTCCAATCTTCATCTGTAGCTTCCCAATTAGATGTTGCAGATTCCCACAATAAATTTCTATCATTATTAAGAGGAGGTCTTGGATTTTGAATTGATTCGTCATCTTTAACATTAGGTGTTTTATTTTGTGGATGGTTTTTTAAGTCATATGCTCCATCAAAATCTGTTGGGCAAACTAGTAATCCATAACTATTCTTTTTTAAAATTCTATGTGGATACATAAAACCACATACATCACATATACCTTTAGCCTTTCTATCAGTAGCCATTATACGGCTCTTAGTTTAGGTTTAAAGAAGATACTAGCACGTTCGGAATCTTCTGTCAAGGCTCTTTCTAATAATTCTTCATAATTTTGTTTAAGAAAAGTAATTTTACCAGCATCTACACCGGGACGTTTAATAGACATATAAAAAGCTAGACCAGCAGATAAGCAAGGCAAGAACCTTTTTGGAACATCTGCATTTTGTCCAGCCGATTTATTTATATCTTCTAACTCTCTAATTTTTTCAACTTTCAAAACATCGGTTGAGTTTTCTGGAATAGGCCAGATAAAGAGAATTGGATTATCTCTGTCTCTTTTAATTGAATATTGTGTAGCTCTTCCTGTCTGTCCCTTTTGAGGAATTTGTAAATACTCTTCATATGATATTCTAGTTAAAGGTAAATCAGTATTATCTCTATTTACAATAACCTGTAAAGCATCAATGGTTGCACCACTCAAAGCATACGAAGACACACTAGCGGTAACAGTAATTGCAGAAGCTTCCGTTGACCATAGAAGAATACCTCTGTTCTGCCAATCTTTTAGCATTAAGTTAAGAGAACGTCTAGCAGAAGCTGGCTCATGACCAAGGGTTTGCTCACCCCCAATCATTTCAGTTGCTTCTTGAATTACATCATCAATCTCTAATGTAAAATTAAATGTACCACTAGTAGCCATTTACTATTTCCTTTTAACTTTTTTCTTAGTTTTTTTCTTTTGAGGAGGTTTAGTAATCTGTTGTTTTATGTTTGACCTAGTAATAGTCACTTTTACTTTTTCCTTTTAGATGCCATTGCATATCTTTGGGGAACAGGTCCACCTTTAGACATATACTTTGTTTTCTTTATAGCGCCACCCTTAGACATATATTTAGTTTTTTTAACTGGGCCACCTTTAGCCATGTATTTAGTCTTCTTCATCTTCCGCATCATTCATCTCCTCTTGATATAGATTATTAAAAGTTAAAAAAGGATTCATGTAACTATCATGAATTTCTGCTGAATGAACATATTGACTTGGAGCAAAATCTGGTGCGCCTTCTCCAGTTACCCATAATGCAGGATTAGTAACTCTAACTCTGTTATTAGGTAATGCAATAATATTACCTGTATATTCTCCAGCATCAATTAATTCTAATACATGAGATTGTTTATGTTGTGCTGGATCATCAGATATTGCACTATCTGTATAATCAACAGTAAATAAATATCTCCCAGTATAAAAAACATTATCAATCTTACATAACCAAGGACTTGAAGAAACTCTATCCATGACTACTACTGCATGATTTCTAGAAGAACAATCCCAAGGTTGAGCTAAATGTGTCGCCATTTTAGTAGGCCATTCTTCTAACATAGTATCAGCTACTAAAGCTGTAATGGGCATTCTAGCCCACATTGCTCCACCATGTATATTTTCTTCTTCATCACATCCAGTAAATACAACATTAAAACTTAATGATCTATCTGGTATAGTATTAACTGCTATTACTAAAGCATGTAAATACTCACCTTCGTATTCTATGTGATTATGTGTAAACTCTTTTCTTACCCAACATTTAAAGTGTGGAATGTTTGAAGTTAAATACGCCATTTAACATCTCCATCTTCTTCTAGCTTGGCGTAATCTAGAATTAGGATTCTTAGCAGCTTTTGGAAACTTCTTCATTTGTCCCGCTGATCTAGCACAATAACTTTTACGTCTTGCTGCTCTAGCCTTGCTAGGTTTCTTTTCAGTTACAGCAGTTTTAAGTTTACTACCGGGATTTTCTCTACGATATTTAGCTACTCCTTTAGCGGTCATACCTGCTCCTTTTTTAGTAGGACGCTTTTGACCTCCGCTAATGGTATGCCCCTTCATACCTTTACCAGTTGATTTTCTTTTAGTAGCCACCGTTCCACCCTTTTTTCTATAAGCACTTGTCTTCTTAGCAACCCCTTTTGGTTGCTTAGAAAACTGTTTACCCTTTTTAGTATCCTCTCTTTTCTTACGAGTAGATGCTGCATATTCAGACGAAGAGAGAGATTTGATTGCCTTTTCGGGTAGATATCTCTCTCCTGTCGCCTTCGGACCTTGTGTAGAGGGTTTGCCCGATTTCGTTCTCCACTTTTGCTTTGTCCAGTCTTTCAGATTTTTCTGTGACTTTGCAAGTGTCATTAGCTTTTGTAACCCCCGCCTTTTTTCTTGTATTGCTGTGCCAGCATCTGTGCTTTTCTAGCTGACCACTGACCGGGTGCGCCTCCCTTACCACCTGCTTTAATCTTGTTAAATAAATTTTTACGCATAGTTGGCTTTGTATAATTACCTGCCTCATTGACTCTGGACTTCTTAGCAGTTCCACCTGTTTTCCTTTTTGTAATTACGCCACCCTTCTTAGCAGTCTTAGCTCCTGTTCGTACAGCTTTTAAATCAGCACCTGTAATTTTATTTCTAGGTGATGCAACCCTTGCTAATTTTTTTTGTTTAGGACTGTACTTAGAAAAAGGCATTATATCTGTCCTCCAGATTTATACCCATACATTACATTTTTATTACCTATCATACCGCCACCTCGTTTATAAACAACCTGACCACCTTTTTTACGAGAGGCGCTTCTCTTTTTATCTTGAGCTTGCTGTAATAAATCTTTTTTAGACTCAAGTTGATTCTGTAATTTTTTACCTATAGATGCTCTTTCTTTAATCGTTTTACTTTTATCAGCAGTATTTTCTTTTATTTGTTGTTGTATATTTTTTATTTCTTCCATATTCTTTTTTTCTGCAGCAGTAGCATCTTTTATACTTTTTCTTTTTCTTGCTGATTTAGCACCTATTTCTTGTAAATAAGAAGATTCACCAACTGTAACTTTACCAGCTTTACCAGTTTCTACATCTCTCATACCGGGATAATTAGCAGTATCAACCATTGATCTAGCTTCTAATTTTCTAGCTACATCAGCAGGTTTATTTTTACGTTTTCTTTTAGCTGTTGGTTTAAAAATTTTTCCTTTAGACATAATATTAGCTCCTTACTTTTCCATAGCCACTAAGAGCTTTACCAACACCTACAGGACCACCTTTTTTCTTATAGCTAATTTGTCCACCTTTTTTCTTTATTCTAAGCAAGCCACTTTCTACTAGCTCATCTATTTCACTTTTATCAATAGCACCTCTAGCATTTAAACCCATTGCTTCTGCAATATTACCAACCTCGTCACTAAACTCACCAATATTTCTTTTAGTGGCAGGATCAATAAGTCCCATTGCTCTACGTTGTCTAGTTTGTCTTTTAGACATTTTAGGAAGCTCTACTTTAGAAAGAGCAGGTCTATTTGGACCTTCAGCTACACCTTCAACATTTCTTCTTCTAGGCATAGCAGGAGACATTTCTCCCATGCTTTCCATATCAGAAGCTCTTTTAAGTGCGGCAATTTCTCTACCTCTTTTACCTTTCGGCATTTCGGTATCTTTTCTTTTAGCAGTTCCTGTCTTCCGTCTTGTTTTTGGTCCCGGCTTTCCAGACTCTTCCCATTTCTTAACAGAAGTAAAACCAGCAGCTTTTGCTTTAGCTTTTATTTCAGGAGAAATAGCCTTACGACCTTTACCTTTTCTGCCTCTTTTCTTTTTTACTAAACTTTTTGCTTTAGCCATGATACTATTCCTTATACCGAGTAATCATATTCTTTGTTGTCAATGACAACTTTTTCAAACTGAATAGAATCACCCTCTGCTGCTGGACCTTTTCTAGCTGCTCCATAACCTTTTCCAGTTGGACGAGCTACAGCATCCATACGCTCTTCTTTATAACGATCAAATCCAGCTTTATCATAAGAATACTTTTTATTGTTAATAAGTGGCATAGTTCCCTCCTAACTACTTCCTTGAATAATTGTGTTAGCACTACCTGCCGGGCTTGAATTAAGCTCCATATTATCTTGCCTAGCTCTTCTAGCTTGATTACGAAGACCATCAATTGAAGCTTTAAGTTCAGCTTGCCATGCTGGTACAGTATTAAAACTTTTATTAAATAAAGATGCTTCCACCATTGATGCATAAAAAAGAGCATCATAACAAAAATCTGAAAAATAATTGTTTGGTGCAGCAGATGTTAAAGCAGCAGGTCTAGCCACATAAACAACTTCTGTGTCATATGCAGAGGCAGGAGTGGGGGCAAGATAAATCTGCGTATTACTCCGCATTGCATAATACTTAGGTTCGCCAACAGATGAAGAAACAAAAGGCCAATAGTCATTTACATACTCTTGGCTTCTTTGTAACAAATTAATTTTTGAACCTGAAACTTTAATATTAATATTTCTAATTATTCTTGTATCTGATGCAAGAGAAACAAGTGGATTATTAACACTTGTTGTAACAGATGTAATTTGATTTAGTGCGACATCATCTAATTCTTTAATAAGACGAAATTCTGCCTTATTAATAATAACAGGAATTTGATCAGTAAAATCCTGCGAATCATTTTCAGATGTATTTCTAATATCAGATACAAGTTCACTATAAGAAGGCATCTATTTATCCATAATAAATATAAAATTTACCAGCATTACTTGCGCCAGCCAGAGAAACCTTACCAGTGCATTTTACACCTGTATCATTAATATAAACATTATCCATTACATTTGTACCAAGTGCAGCATGTTTTATCTTGGGACCATTCTGATCACCAACAACTAATTCAGATGCAGCAGATACAGCAAAACTATAAACTTGGATACGAGTATCTGTAACAGTTACACTTGAAATAGCATCTACAAATATACCATTTCCACCAGCACCACCAGTTACTTGTCCTATTCTAATATTCGACATTTAAATCTCCCAAAGAAGGAGGAGAGAGGATTTCTCCCCTCTCCTAGTTCTTATCTTACGATCCACCAGCGTTACCGAAGTAACCTCTCCAATCAGACCAACCAAAGCTATAACGCTCTCTGGCCTTGAAGCGAAGATTACCAGTATCGAAGTCTGGCTCCATCTTCGTCTGAAGTGGCGCTCTAACAAACATCTTAGGTCCGTTAGGAACATTCGTTCTAACAAACCAAGCATCAGTGTCCGTAAAGCGACGATTGATAAAGCAACCCTTCGGAAGCATCGACATACTCTGAATCGAGTTGACATCGTTCCATCCTGACGGGTTGGTAGCGGCTTGTGATCCACCAAGAGCGGAAACCGTACCAGACGCAGGAATCAGGGTTGAATTAAGTAGAGAGTTCGACGTTGCCCAGTTATCTGGCGCAACATGCAGTGAAACTCCCGAACCACCTACAAGAATGCCTCTATCATCCGTAATCTTTTGAATGGCAGTAAGGCCAGCTTCCAACGAAGCAAACGAAAGGTCTGCAGCAGTTAGGAGGTTGGACTGAGTGCCATCGACAGTCGGATGGGCATTACTGAAAAGAGGCTCACCGTCGCCGCCATGATAGGCAGCAGCATCAGTGAAACCGTTGTTGAAGATATCAGCAGCTTTAACCTGCTTCGTATTACCCATTGCTCTCGCAAGAGCTTTAGCTCTCAACTTAGCAAAGGTGTCATACAAATTATCTTCCATAGCTTCTTCCGTTACCGCAAAGGCAAGGGAAATCGTTTCGTTGACATAACGAGCAACATAACTTTCACTTGCTTCATCGTAAGTAACTGCAGCACCTTCACCCTTCACAGGTGCAGTGCCGAAGCCTGTGAACAGAACTTCTTCTTCAAAAGCTCTGTCTGAGTTTTCAACCTCAAAAAGAGGTTCATGCTCATTATCGACTTCTCCATATTCTAGTCCAAATACAGCATTCAGACCGGGGAGAAGTTCTTTTGCAATACTAGCTCTATTAATAGCCATGATTCAAACTCCCCTATTAAATGCCTGATGGTGAGGACAACTTAGCGTCCACATGCTTAACGATACGAACTTCCAGAACTGGGAAGGCTCTTTCCGTAGCAATAGTAATATCATTGCCCGGCTCATCAAGAACACCAATAGCTCTTACAGGAAGAATAGTGGTATTTCTTGTAGCCGCTTTAACACCAAAACCAGACTGTCCGGTAAAAGTGCTACCCGTTCCAAGAGTAAGACCGAAGTTCACCGTATTAATATCCCCCGAAGATACCGAAGCATCTGCTTGAATAAAATAGGTGGACGATGGACTCGTATCAACAAAAGCTTTAATATCAGTAGCACTCGTATTAGCGGGCCAATACTTGCTATATTTGGGTTCCCCGTTCGCTACATAGTGGCACCCCATGAAAACACCGTCAGCAAAGTCGGCGTCTGCAGAGACAGGTTCTACATTTCCAAGGCTCGTCTTGATTAGATCACCACAGAACATGCTTCTTGCATCACCAGATGCAATCGGCAGTTCATCGAAACCTGTGGAGTTAGTACCAGAACCACGTTTGCGGGCAGGAAGGAAACCTCTAAGGTTTTTAGTAGTAGACATAATGTCACTCCTCTCTGATTATCCCATGACCCACACTAACTATTCTTGGAAGTTTGGTCTTCGCCCTCTAGTTACTGTGGACCTACTGTTATTACTAATAGGCATTCTAGAATCAGAGGCATTCTCCAGTTGTGCATTAACTGCATTCATCAACTGCTGACTCTTATTCTCATAATACCTTTTACGAGCTTCTAGCTTACCTGTTGGCATCTTAGCCAACGCTAAATCCCCACGACAGACTGTTCCGCTATATCGCCCATTCTCCTGTACGACTGAAGATATTGCCATCTCTGGAACTTCTTCTGGAGTAACCCATGTCCATCCTTCTGCCATTTTCTTACCAACATTCTGGTAGTCATCTGCGCCTTTTAGATGTATACGAATCCAACGTAGTGACATTCCTTCGTTTGCCATTCTATTCATGACTTGATCTGGAATGTCTAGCGCATTAGGCTCTTCATATGTCCATTCGGTTTCTTCTCTAGTTTTCTGTTCTCTTGTAC